CACTTACAGGTGGAATTGGTGTGATTTACGTTGGTGGACAGACAGATTTGGAGCAGAAAGAGTTATATGACAGGGTTGATGACGCTGTTTGTGCAGTTCGTTCAGCTTTAGAGGAAGGTATTCTTCCGGGAGCGGGTAAAGCATTGCTTGAAGAGAGTGCTTTGTTGACTATTTCCGAAGAGGTAAGTGAAGAAAGACATATTGCGTTGAATGTTTTAAGCCAAGCGCTAATGGCTCCGTTCTTACAGATACTTGCTAACGCGGGATTGAAAGCGGCTGACATTTATCCTGATGGTATTGAGCCGGGTCAAGGATATAATCTGAAGACTGCACAGATGGGAGACTTAATTAAGATGGGTGTTATTGACCCTCTTAAAGTTACAAGGTCAGCATTGCAAAATGCGATTTCCGTTGCGGTAACAATCTTGAGTACGAATGCGATAATCACAATGGCTCGTAGTTATGAGCAAACTGAAGAGGTTTTGTAGATTTACGATAATTTGGATAGCGTGCAACCTATCGATTCCTTTTTGGACGATAGGGCACGTTCATCTAAGTTTGAACATTTACGAAGATATCACAGAGATAATTGCTTCAATGGGAATGAATATAATTGTGGCAGTAGGATTTTGGTTAAATTGGAAAGACGAAGATGGACTTACTAAATAAGATATTAGAGCATTATCCTGAAGATGGATATGTTAAAGTGGATAGCTTTGATTCTGCTATTGTTGGAATAAGTAGTACGGGTTGTCTTGTCTATTCAATACCAAAAATAATTGAGATATTAGTTTCGAGAAACAATTGGACTTACAAAGATGCTGCTGATTATTTCTTCTACAGCATTGACGATGTATACCACGGAGATAAAGCTCCACTATTTATAAATTTAATAAACGATAAAGAATGAAACCCATCGGAAAAAATTTGATTGTCAAAGATATTGACGAAGAAGTAAAAACAGACTCAGGCTTGATATTATCAGGCGAGGACATAAAAGGAATGCGTTATAGAAAAGCTGCCGTGATAGCATCAGGTACAGAGGTTGCTTGTATTAAAGCAGATGATATTATCTATTACGACAAGTCTCACGGATTTACGATGCTAATAGAGGATAAACCTCACACTATTATTCAGGAGCGCGATGTCGTTGTTGTTTTATAGTGGCATTCATTTCCGTAATCATATTTCGATATACCTTATCTGAATAGGATACATTTTTTGCAAACATTCTATTTTGCGCTTGACTAACGGGGATTTCTTCCCCGCTTAGTTTTTTATAGACAGAACGAATCATACCAACTGATTTTGATGACAATTGATATATGGCTTTACGAGCTCCCATCCTTTGTCTGAATACTTCAATCCATCCTGCTTGGCGGAGTTTCTCAAAACGCTGTTTGTCCCAACCAAGCAGGCTGTCAAACTCTCCAAACTTATCTCTATCGAAGTATTTTTCTGAGTATAGAAAAAATAACATATCAAGGTCTGATTGGGTTAGACCATACTTGATTTTCACGAATTGGCGAATGACTCTCCAATATTTTAAGTAATCATCTTGATTTGATTTCATTTAAAAAAAATTTATTACATTTGCTACAAAGTTATAAATATTAATTTTAAAAATTAGAAATTATGCCTGATTTAAGACCCGGCCAATATAAAAGACTTGGCAGAATAGCAGAAAACAATCCTGAAAGAGCTTCAAAAGTAGCCGATAGAATGGAAAAAAGAGCATCTCGTGAAGAGAGAGGAAGAGAAGTTGCAGGAAATACAGGAAGAGGTGTTGCAAAGTATAGATCGGCATCAGAAGTGACAAGAGCAGAAGAAAATCCTCGTGCAAGAGAAGAGGCAAGAAAAAAAATTAATGATTTTGCTAAGGAATCAGAAAACTTTGTAAAAAAAGCAAAAAGACCTGATACTCCGTTAGCTCCAACTCCTGAACCATTATTTAGTAGAAGATAATTATGCAACAGCCAAGAAAAGATAAAACAAGAGTTAATAGACCTGATACTCCATTAGCTCCTACTCCTAAAATTACTTATGACAGATTAGGTTTAGCAAGAACTGCAGCTAATAATGCGGCAGGAGATTACACAAATACTCCGGCAACAGCTAAAGATAGTGCTGATTACAGAAAAGGATTTAGAATGGGTGTTCAAGGTAAAAAAGTATCTGACATTGAGAATCAATATCAGGGGAAAAACCAATATATTGAGAAAGGTAATTGGGAAGGTAAGAATGCTGTAAAAGATGCTAAGAAAGAAAAACTTAAAACTTTAACTAAAAAATAATTATGGCAATCAATAGAAAAGACATACCGTTAGCAAGTACTGATGAACCTAAAATTGACCCTACAGTAAAAAAAACTGTTACTGTAAATCCTAATGGTACTAAGACATATAAAATGTCTTGGGTTAAAAATGAAACTAATAAAGTTCCTGCAAAAAGTAGTTCTTCAAAAACTCCTGCAAAAGGTGGTTCATCATTAAGAAGAAGTACACCACCGGCAGAAACTAAAAAATCTACTTATAACGAAATAGAGTATTCAACTTTACCTGAAGTAAAAACTAAGGATGTAATTGTAACTAAGCCTGAGATTAAAATGACAGGAGATGCTTCAAAAATCGCAAAAGAGAAAAGAAGTTTACAAGAGATAAGAAAAGCTGCGGTTACTAAGAGAGATTACAGTAGGTCTAAGCAAGGAGATGAAACTGTTTCTGAGTGGAAAGAAAGAAGAAATGAAGAAGCTAAAGAGGTCTCTGCAAAAATTAGAAGAAAAGCAGATAGAAAAGACCTTATTAAAAGATTAACTCGATTTGGAGGTAATAATAATTCAGCCGGTACGGGTGGTAGTGGATGTTCATCTTGTTAATATAATATAGATATGGCAACTAAAGAAACTAAGAAGACAGAGAAAAAAAGAGAAGACAAACCATTAGCAGAAACTAAGGTTTATGATATGGATGGTTCTACATTAGCTGAGAAGTTAAAGCAAGTTCAGGCTGATTCTGATGCAAGAAGAGTAGCTTCTTATGAAGAAAGAAAAAAGAGAGAGGAAGCAAGAAAACAATCTACATCTTCTTCAAAAGCTCCTTCTTTCCAAGGCTTAAATACTTCATTAGGTGGAAAAGTAATAACTAAATAATAAACACAATGAAAAAAGTAACTAAGAAGACTGCTTTCGATATTAAAGAAGCAAGCAATCCTAAACTAAAAGCAAGTGCAAGAAAGCACTATGCAATGAACGCCCAAGCGGCAATGAAAAACCAAAAAAAGAAATAATTATGAAAAACACTCCAAACTTACCTATGTCATCAAGATTGGTGGCTCCAAAAGGTGTAAAGAAAGCTGCAGTTAAAGGTGCATTGAAAGGTGCTGCTAAAGAAGTAGTGAAAAAAGGCGCTATGAAAGCTATTGTTAAATCTGTAATCAAAAAGAAATAATGGCTAAAACTAAAAACACTCCGAACTTACCGGGTTCATCTCGTATGCAGATGCCAAGCACAAGTGGTAATTCTGCTCCTAAAATAACAGGAGCTTCAGGGCCTCTTTCTAAAAAAATACTTAACTCTGCTAAAGGGAAAGGTATGAAAGGAAGTAATCCTTATTGTTAATTTTTAAATCTATAAAAATGTCAAAGAAAGATAAGAAAGTAGAGAATGGATTAGTAGATACTCCGGTTGAGACTGTAGAGACTGCTAAACCAAAACAAGATATTGCGGCTCCGAAAGAAGTTGCTGTTGAAGAGGTTACTCCGGGTCACTCAACAAGAGCTTTCCGTGGATAAGTCAAAAATGAAATGTAACCGTCCTGTTTCCTCTAATAGAGAAGGAAAGAAGATGATGGTAAAAGCCTGTTCCAATGGGGAGGAAAAACTCCTCCACTTTGGAGCTAAGGGTTATAAGTCAAATTACTCTGTAGCAGCAAGAAAAAATTTTAAAGCTCGTCATAATTGTGATTCTGCTAATGATAAAATGACTCCTAAGTATTGGGCTTGTAAGGCTTTATGGTCTCCTAGTAGTCCTAAATATCTAAAAGGTAAGTAATGAAGTATTTTGTTTACAAAACAACTTGTATTCCAAATAAAAAATATTATATTGGAGTTCATTCAGAAAGAAAAAGTTCAGACGGATATATTGGTTGTGGAGTTTGTAGTAATGGAACTGCTTTGTCTTTAAAGAAAAAAGGAGTAAAATCGGCTTTTATTGATTCTGTGGTAAAATATGGTTATCATAATTTTAAAAGAGAAATAATACAGGAATTTAATTCTATTGAAGAGGCATATACTTATGAAGAAAATTTAGTCACAAAAGAACTTATATCTTTGAAAGATTGTTTAAATATAAAAATTGGTGGTATTGGAGGAAGGAATACTAATACATCTAAAGAAATTGAGATAATAGATTCAGAAACAGGTGTTTTTTATAAATTTAATTCTCAAGCAGATTGTGCTAATTTTTTAGGATTAAAAAATATAAGTGGTAAAAAAAGTTTTTTAAAGAATAAATATATCATAAAAGGTTATGAAATACCAATATCGATTAAAAAAGAAGACGAACAAGTAATTCATTTTTATGATATCAATAAAGCTTCTGAGTTTATTTCATTGCCTGTTTATGATTTAAAAAGACTTTTATCAAAAGAAAGAAAGTCTTGTAAAGGTTGGTTTTTAGCTGATTTTGATTTAGATTCTTCTTTTTATAAAAATGCAAAATCAATAAAGAAAAAAAGACTAAATTTACAGACAAACTAACCCCAAGATATTGGGCTTGTAAAAAACTATGGGCCGGACCGGGAGGTTCAACTGCTTCGAGCCCAAAAAATCGAAGAGGTAAATACTAATGAAAAAGATAATCAAGAAAGCGGCAAAATACGAGTCTAAGAAGTCATTGAATGGACCTATGAAGTTTTTAAAAGGAAATGTAAAACCACCTGTTAAGAAAAAATAAAATGGCAACTCAGAAGTTTATGGGTAGAGGTAAGTTATTAGAAAGACTTACAGCTCAAGTAGGAAATAAGAAGTTGGCGGTAGAAATATTGCAAAAGAGAGGTCATTTAAAAGCAGATGGCAAGACTTATACTAAAGAGGGTATAAAGAGAAATGCTATGACTGCTGAAGAGAGAGCAAAAGATAGAGCCTCTAAGCGAACAGGTCGTTCTGCTGAGAGTTTTAAATATAATCCAATAACAAATTCAGTCAAAAATTTTTAATATCTTTACAAAATGAAATCAAAAGGTTTAGGAGACACAATCGAAAAGATAACTACAGCAACAGGAATTAAAAAAGTTGTTGAAACAGTATCAAAAGCCACAGGAAAAGGATGTGGTTGTAACAAAAGAAAGGAAAATTTAAACAATCCTAATTTATTAATTAATAAAACATTTTATAAAAAATAGAAATTATGTCAGTATTCAAAACAACATTTTCAAGAGCACTAAAAGTTATACCATCAGATAATTGCAATGTTCCATCTCCAAATTTATTAATATCAGGTGCAAACACATCTTACGATATATTGAATCCTAATGTCTTAACTGATAATAGTGTAGCTTTTTTCGTAAATAATTCAGATGGGCGACAGTATAATGTAAATGTAGGAGATGTTGTGTATTGTTATGACACAGGTTTAGCCGCTACTATTTTAGAGGTTATAGACAAATATAATTTATTGTTGAACGCTGATATATTTGGTGGAAGTACAGGTAATACCTATTATATATATCAAGAAGGTGCTCAAACGGGATTAGGGAATACAGGAGCTTATTTATATATTGGAGGAGAGCAAAATACAGGAGACCTGCACGTAACAACTATAGGTGGAGATGATATGTCAGTTGGTAAAGTTATTAGACCATTTTTTCCAATTCAAGTGAAAAAAGTTTGGGAATCAGGTACAGGTATTGAGGGGGCAATATACGCAGTTTGGTAAGAAATGGCAAAAGTAAAACAACAAGAGTCTGCTTATCAAGCTAAGCCAAAGAAGTCGGGAGTGGCTGCTAAGACTAAGACAAGCAAGTTGAAGTCAAGTAAAAATTATGTTAAAAAATATGTCGGGCAGGGAAGATAATGAAATATTTAAACTATATATTGTCCTCGTTGATATTGTTATTTGTACCGATTTATGGGATTTTAACCGCAGTCGCTGCGGCTATTATACTTGATACTTTCACAGGAATCTTTAAAAGCATAAAGCTTAATGGTTGGTGTAGTATTAGAAGTAAAAAGTTATCCCATATTGTTTCGAAAATGTTGTTATACGAAATTTGCATTTTATTATTGTTTGTTATTGATAAGTTTATATTAAACGAGTTTATTTTTAAATGGTTAAGTATAGACTTTATGTTCACTAAAATATGTGCTATACTTTTAATCTTTATTGAGTTAGTTTCTATAAAAGAGAACATAGAGGCAGCTTATAATATAAAAATTTGGGATTTGCTTAAAAAAGCATTCCTTAGAGCGAAAGAAGTTAAAGACGATATTGACAATATTACATAATTTATGTTTAGTACAACTAATGTATATATAACAATATTTGCTGTGATAATGGCAATGTCATTCATAGTGGGTGCTATCTATTATGTAAACAGAATATTTTCAGACAACACACAAGAAATCTTAGTTAGATTTATACTGTTAGTATTTACAGCTTTAGTTGGTGTATTTGTAGTAGATAAAGTAATAGCTTTTGGTGTTCCTTTATTGTCAGACCATCAGAACGACCAATTATTTGATTTAATAAAAACCCTTACCTTAATGATATTTAGTTATTATTTTGGTACTAAAAAAGATAAAGATGCAGTTAAGTAAACACTTATCTATTGCTGAAATTATGCGAAGCGAAACAGCAAAAAGAAAAGGCATAAGTAATATGCCAACTGAAGAACATTTAGAGAACTTTAAATTACTTGCAGAAAAGGTTTTTGAGCCCATTAGAGAGCACTTTAAAGCTCCTATTCACATATCGTCAGGGTACAGAAGTAAGGCTTTAAATACGGCTAT